CAAGTTTATAACTAGTTTGTGTTGCCCAACCTGTGTTAGCTTGTGTCCATGTAAATGTAACACCTTGATAATCTGCCTGAGAAACACTTAAATTTGTAACGCCACTAGCTACTTCTTCTATTGTATAGCTAACAACAGATGTCCAATTAGAGTAAAGAGAGTTAGTATCATCATCAGATCTAATTTTAAAATAAACAGTATCACCATGAGTTAGATCTGTAAATGTAGATTGTAGATATGATTTTGTAAAAGTGTATGCTGTATCACCACTATTAGTGGTAGTTGCAACTGCAAAGTTTGTGCTGACAAAATTGTCATCACTAAAGGCAACTGCGTATCTTTCTGGTGTATTTGTATAACCTGTTGGTGCATCCCAGTCAACAATGATTTCACCTGCATGTAAATTAGCTGAAGTAGTTAAATTTGTAGGATCACCAATACCTGTTGTAAGTCCATCATCATATTTAAAAACTAAAGTATCAAACAGCGACCAATCGTTAATGTCTAAAACAAATTTTGTTACATATATGTCTGTGTTATTTTCATCTGCGTTGTAATCTACCAGAGTTTTTGTTACAGTATCATACATTGTTGATAAGTTTGAATTACTTTGTGCTGCAAAATTTACTACATCTGTTGAGTCATCTGAATAATGCCAAGTAACTGAAAATGCTTGATTTGCTGCACCTACAATAAAACTTACATAATAAACATCAATATCGCTAGAAAATTCAAATGTATATTCGGCAGTGCAACCATTGTTCATGTGGCACACGCCTAAAGAAGCACCTGTTGTTCCATAGTTGTCTATTTCAGCAGAATATATTTGTACAGGATCAGAAGTAGCTGATATTGTAAATCCTGATTCATAGGTAGAATCTTCAAATCCCTCGTTGACTGTTTGTTCTACTGCAAATGCAACTGGAAATGGATAAATAAGTAAGCCAACAATTAATAAACGAACTAAGGTATTGAACTTACGAAGCACTCTCTCATCACTTCCTACCTCTTCCCACCATCATATTTAACAGCATGTCCCTCATCAACCATCAATTGATTAATGTTTACATCATTTATATAAATTTCACCTAATACACGACCATATTTACCAGATCCATAGGATTTCATTTCGAGATCTGCTTGAGCAGATTCTAGGGTTTTTATAAGCCAATCTTTTGCAGCCAACCCTCGTTTTTTCTCTTCTTTATCTCTTGTTCGTGATTCAGGAGCATTAATGCCCACGAGTCGTACACGACATTTATGCCACACATTAAAACCCAAATCAATTCTGACATCTACTGTGTCTCCATCAACTACTCTTAATAATTCTATTTTATAGTAATACATTCTCTCTCCTAAAGACAGAGGGGCATAACGCCCCTCAGTCAATTTAGCGCACCTAATTTCGCTTTTACGAAATTAATTATCCTTTCGGAACATTAGACATGAACTTGAAAGGTGCTTCTTCCATCACATTTTGTAATGCTGAGAAAAAAGCTGCTCCTGCTGCTACTACTGCACCTTCAAGTACTGACATATCTAGCCAACCACTTTGTGCAGCGATTATTACACCAAGACCTGCTTGTAGTCCTGTTCTAACTGCTCTAATCAAGGACACTTTAAAAGCATCATTCATTTCCCATTTCATAAGTTATCTCCTAACTTTATTTTTCTTTTGCAAAAGAAGTATCCCAAGTTATTTTTCCTAGGACACCATCTTGTTTTAAACCGAACTCCTTTTGAAGTTCGAGAACTTTGTTTTTAGATCCGTTACCAAACCAACCATCTGCTGTTAATCCAACAGCTTTTTGCCACTCTTTTAATTCATCTGCTTTCATCATTGGGCTTTGTAACTTATACTCTACTCCAGGCCATTTAGGAAAATCTTTTGAGAAGTCATATACTTCTGTCTTTTGTTTTTGTTCTACAGGGCTATAAGATATTACAGGCTCGAAACCAGATACTTTTCTCATTTCTTCTTGTCCCTCTACAGAGTCATAATCAATATATTTAACATAAACTTTTTCACCTGAAAGTATTGCATCTCTAACAATCGGATAGACCTTTTTATATGAATTTACGCTAGATCCCACAAACCCATCACTTTGTACTAAATTACTTGTTTGAGAGTCACCCAAAATCAAACAGCCTGAGGTGCTTTCATCGGTATTCCCTGTGTGCCATAAAATATATTCAAATCCAGGCACATTGTTTACATAGATCATACCCTTATGCCAATCAGCACCATATTTAGCTGTATAGCGTGAGTGAAAGCCTCCTTCGCTACGAAGAGTAAGTTCATACATACCTTCAGGTATTCTGGTTTCATGTTTCACCTTGACTGCTCTAAATTCATCTTCAATGGTGTAGCAAAGGAATTTTCTTTTACCATCAGTTACATCAAAGAGTATTCCACTTGTTGAGTCTGCTTGCGAGCTTATTCTTAAAACTTCTAAATTCATAGTCAATCCATTCTAAAAAAATTTATTGACTTTTTAGGTATTTCTATGGTTTATAAGGTAAAAATTGTAAATTTTCCCAAAAATACATCTTATCTTCAGATGATATAGTAAACACCACTTGTGCAGGTGGTGACCAATCTCCTGATATATCTTTATACCATTCTGATCCACCATCAACAGAAGGACACTGCATAAACCAACGACCTCTATTTGATATTGTAAAGAAATGATGAAAATGACCTGTAACAATAAGGTCTGCATCACCAATAGGCTCTCTACCCATGCACTGACCTGCAAACCATCTTATACCTTTGTCAAAAGCATACTTACCTGATTTCAGTGAGACTCCAGATCTAAACTGATGACCATGAGCCAACCCTACAATTTTACCTGATATATCTACAGTCGCAGATAATTCACTTTCAGGTATTTGGAACTTAACATGTCCAAAAGCTTTTGGATTTTGTTCTAGTATTTCTTGTACTTGCTCAAAGATAGCTATATCGTGGTTGTCAGCAAAATCTGTATATGTTTTACCATTGTTACGATTTTCTCCATGATTTCCGTGGATTGCCGAGATTACGACATTTTCAAAATATGGAGACCATTCAGTAATTGCTTTGACCATAATTCTACGAGCTACCTTAACCTGATCACGAAGATTTAACTGAACTCCGAAAGTTTGTGTGTCGTAATGCCCACTACAATTTTCGATAATATCACCTAAAGATAATATGTGAAGATTTTTTAATTTCTTACCATTAGCTCTAAGATCTTCTACATACTTAGTAAAGTCAGGAATCATTTGGTTTAGTCTTTTGACTATTGCCTCTGTTCCATCTCCATCAGGTTTTCCCATTTGCCAATCACTCCAGCAAACAACTACACTATCATCTTTATCGACTTTAGGTAGTTTTGGTTTTTTTACCTTTTTAACTTCAGCTAATAATTTGTCATAGTCCGGATCGTTAGGATTCCTTGGTTTTTTAGATACTATCTTTGCTTTGTAATAAAAGAGTCGTGTCCCACCATCGACCATACTGTCCCAAGATCTTACCTCTACCGGCTCTATAACATCATACAATTTAGGATCTAACTCTAGTTCCTTAAGTATGTGTGTGAAGTCAGTTATGTTTCCATCTTTTTGTGGTTTAGATGTTATCTCACCTTGATCACCTTTTAATGTGTAACCTGGATCATAACCTTTTAGATTTTTATTATCTTTTCTTTTAGCGTTTGTTAAATCGCTTTTGTTCTTGTTATATTCTTCAAGACTCGACATAGCGATCCATTGTGTTTTTAAGTTGATTTCGGATAGTATCGATCATAAGTGGACAACCTTTTTCTTCTGATAACCACTTTGCAGCTCTAAGTGCCGGAATACCATTTTTTACGCCTTGACATGCTTCTATCCATGCAGCCCTGTTAGAGTCTGATCTTTCACGCCAAGGAACAGCGCCTGGTTTTTTACCTTTAGCTGCGTATTCCTGTAAGGAAGACATTATTCTTCTTCTGTTTCCGGTACTTCTTCGGTTTGACCTGATATATTAGCCAACACTTCTCTTAAACCATTTACTTGAATTTTTAATTCAGAGTTTCTAAGTTCAGCATTTGCTATTTTTTCAGCAGTATCAGCCAACATAGCTTTGAGTGTTTTGTTCTCAGCCATGATTTTGTTGACCAGATCTGCTGTTTCTTCAGGAGTTAACTGTTGTTGTTCAGCCATTATCTTCCTTTCATTAATTAATTCATTAATACAATCAATATTATATACAAGAAAAACGACAGTTTCTTGATTTATTCAGAAGTTTTTTCAGACTCTTCTTTACTGTAGATTTCGTTTATTGGTTGGTCTGTAAGAGGTTGATCAACAATACTTCTAGGTGATCTGTCAGTAATTCTACTTTTTTTTAATAGATCGTATTCTAAGTTGTAATTATTAACCATAATACTCTATGGTACTATAAAAATACATTCTCCAGGGCATTCTTCGGCTGCCTCAGTAACTAAATCCTCTTGACCTTGTGGAACTCGTGCTAGTCCATCAGCACCTTGATCATTGTCATGTATGGCACTAAATATCTTCAACTCTCCAAAATTTCCAACAGTTTCTTGAACATAGGCCAAACCATCATTTTGCATGACAAATACATCAGGAGCTATCTCTGCACACAAGCCATCTCCTGTACATAAGTCTTGATCTATCCATACTTTCATTGAAACCTGTTCTTGTTTATTTGTCTATACCCACCTGTCATTTTACTTCGTAATTTAAAACTTTCATCTCTTATAGTTTCATCATGTCTATCTTCCCATTTACTTACAATTAAATTTTTCTTTTCTCTTTTAAATGGTATTACATGTAAAAATGGTGTGCCTCTCTTTATAAGTCTCTCTCCTTCTGCATGCCATATGCTAGGAAAGTTTACTTGATGAAATGTATCAGTTTCCACAATCCCAGGTATCAAAGTAAAGTCTTTATTAGGATGCATCTGTGGTGCTAAGAATAGAGTTGACCAACCTGGAGGTGTCCAAAAAAACCAAGGACTTGTAAACTTTACTGCTCTTCTGTAATCATTTCTTTCAAAAGGATATGTACTAAATTGTTGTTCATCATGAAACTCAACTGTGCTACCTACACCTTCATCAGTAAAGTTTGTTTCATAGCTAAACTCATCTCCATGTCTTTGTATTAACATATCCATCCAAAAAGGAATTATGTAACCTTCAGTAAAATAATCTACTACTGCAGGACATTTCTTAATAGTGTGTAGGTTTAGATCCTTAATCATACTTGTCATTATTGGAAAAGGTTTATGATCTGGCTGTTGTAAATCTAAAGGTAATTTTTGAAACCACTCAGGTATCATTTGTGCTGCCGGTACAGGTGGAGCTACATCTACTAGTGCAGGAATAATACTAGCAAACTCTATGTTTGGTTTTTTTACCCACTTCATTTATCACCTGTAAAAAACCAATGATCTGGCTCTACATAATGAAAAAACACAGCACCATAATAATTTGTCTCAGGATTCGGAAAATCATTTCTCCAATGTTCTTGATCTTCTCCATAAAACGCAAGAGCTTGATTTGGTTTTAAATCGTATGATCTATCTTCTATAACTAAATCCCAAGGATCTTGATAATAAAGTGACAAATCTAATGTGTATGTGCAAGCATTATCATCTTTATGATTTACTAATTTTGCTTGATCACCCATATAGTGAACAGCTAAAGCATAACTAGGCATCAATGTTTCAGATCCAAATATTTCTCTTGCCAATGGAAGTGATCTTGCAAAGTATGGCATAAGTGGTTTCCAAACTTCAGTAGTTGCACCATACCTACCAAAATATTCATTGTAATCAAACTTATGGTGATTTCTTTTTACTAAATCTACAAGTCTGTTAAATACTTCTTGTGGAAATAGTTGATCTATTACTTGTTCTTGTCTTTCCATAATTTCTGTTTCCTTGGTAATAGTTTCCTAGGTCTTCTACTTAAAGCCTCAGGGTACAACATATTTGTCTCTCTTCTATTTACAGAGGATTGACTTATAAGATTCCACTGTTGGCTAAATGTTTCGTTCCATGGTACATATTCTAGCTTTACAGGTTTAGAGAATAATAGATTAAACATAATTACATCATGATTTAGCAGACACTCTTCTTGATTTAGATCTTGCCACTCAAACGCCCAAGATAGTCCTCTTGACCAAGAGTGTATTGGCATGAAACCTGGAATTGTAGTTATTGGTAAGTTCTTACCTATATTTCTATCACTTGGTAGTACATCCATCCAAACTTCAGGATCATCACAAAACAACATAACAGGCATTGATATTTGCATTGTAGGTATTCCAGGATTTGCCCATCCTTCTTTTTCTTCCAATATAAGTTCTCCAAAAGGTCCATGGTGTTTTACATTTCCATAATAATTAGCAGTAAAGTTGTAACCACCATAACGATCTACTTCATCAGCTAAAACATTTTTTGACATTTTAATTTTTACATAACTATAAGGAAAATTAACTTCATACAGTCTGTTTCTCATAAACTGTGTAGATACACATCCATTAGGTGCTTTGACAAATTTTTTAGGAAGTTCATAATTTACAGGTGGAAGTGAATTACTCTCTTCATTTTCTAACTGTCCCCATTGTTGATTGGGAACAGGAATTGTGTAAGCAACTCTTGGTGCATCTCTACTTATTTGTTTCAAAGGCTTTGACCATATGTCAGTAATTCTAGGTATTGGACATTTACTCATCTAATATTCCCTCATCTTTCCATCTTTTTTTATTTTGTTGTGTTAGCCAACGATAAAAACCATTTTGTCTTGTTCTTTCAGCAGATCTGCTTTTGGCATAATATTTCTTATCTAGATCATCCATTTCCCTGCTCTCAAATCCTTCCAAATCAAAACCACTTCTTTTGTATGGTATAACTTGAATCAATGGTGTTCCTTGTCTAAAAGTTTTTTCTCCTACCCCATGATATATAAATGGTATATTCATTTGATGATAAGAATCAGTTTCTACAAGACTAGGCATAATTTCTATTTCCCATATTCTGTGATACCAAGGTTGAGTTATAAACACTGACCAACCTGGAGGAGTTACAATATCCCAAGGATTAGTAAATTTTAAAGCTGTGTCAAAACTTGTAGGTTGAAAAGGCATATTACCAATTGATGCAGGATCGTGATAAGTTATTGTGTCATTGTAAGCATGCTTATTGTACCAATTAAAACCTGTTTGTTTGTTGTGGCTTATTTTAAGATCAAGCCATAGAGGTATAATATATCCTGCTGTCATTATATCTTTTACAGTTGGACACTTCTTCATTGAGTTATCTTTATATGGCACTGTATTCCAAGAATCATCTTTATCATTCATATAAGACCATTCTCTTTGTAGGTGTTTGTACCAAG